AAACTGATTTAACAATAACACCCGCGCTTGCCGCAGTTCCAGGGCCTATTGAAAAAGACCTACAAGCTGGTCAATCACCTTCATGTCGAACTTGCCATAAAGGTCAAGCATTGGAACTGAGTCTTGCTGAATAAAGAATGCCGTCATTCGGTTGGCAAATGTTAAACCATCTTTCTGCAGGTCCATGCCTTTAGCTAAATTGGCAAGTTGCGACTTGGTTATTCTTGTTCTGAATTTCACCGTTTCAACAACAATCTCTCCGCTCTCACTTTTGATTGGCTTGCGCAGTTTAAGAACAGGAGCATCTTTATCACTTAGGTCAAGGTCAGCACGCATAACGTATTTTACTACATCCCAATAATCTTTTTCTACCTGTTCCTCTGATATTTCTTCATCCAGATGATATTCAATAAATTCCTTTACTTCCGTTACGGCAACTTCCTGTGCCACTTTAAAATCTTTCATGCTCGTCAGAGTTTTAGTTATAATTATTAAACAAGCGGCTCCAATTTGCCACCACCTTGTACTTTTAATGTTGCCTGTGCGGTATTGGTATCAACAGGAATTTCACCTACAATACGGCCAACACCTTTGTATATCTGGCCGCTGATCAACGTAATTGTCCAGGTTGTATCTTTTTGAGATTCAGCCAGTTTATCAAGATCATCAAAGCCGTTGCCTGATAAAAAGTCAACCGCGACCGGACCTTCGGCGCTCCACCGGAAGCGGTTAACAGAATATATACCCTGTCCGCTGCCTGTAACGCCGTTACTGTCATCGTTATTTCTCAATCCACCTTTGTTCAGGGTGAAAGATTCAGCTGCTTTTGGTGAAAAGCGGAAAGATCCTGCATCGGGATTCTGTGCCACCATTTCTTTTACATCACCACCTATAAATGCCATTTTCTTATGATTTAAAGTTTAAAATATGATTAAAAACCAACAGTTACGGTGGTAGATTCTATCTCTGCAGTTCCGCTTCTCTTGTAGCTGAAAGTGGTATTGAACCGGTTAGGGTTAGTAGGATCAATCTCAACCACTACAGAATCCTTGCTGAATTGAACATCAACGATCAACGCCAATGTAGCAATCGTATCCAAGTAGGTAAACACAACTGCTTTCCATGCCGAAGGCGTAACCACATCCTGAACGTTCGTATACTGGCCGTCATCCACAATAGCTTTGTCCTTAAGGAAGCTATCTTCCAAAATTCCATATCCATATTTGATGTTCCAGTCGATCATTAGGTAACGCGCCTCGCTGAATATCAAAGGAACTTCGCCATCCGGGTGATAGGTTGTTACTAAATCCTGCACTTGATATTTACCGTCTTTTAAAATAACTGTGCTTGAACCGTTTTTGCGTAAGCTGTCGCGGTTCGCATAGATAGACATGTTACCAATAATATTATTGGCAGGCACCGGCATATCCGGGTATGATTTACCCGCAACGGTTAAGTGCGGTGTGCTTTGAGAAATATTAGCAAGCAACATCGCCATGTTAGCAGCAGCTTCGTATGGCATACCTGCGCTTGTTGGCGCCGGTGCCAATATATTCGTTACGTTAGGCACGCGTGCTGAATTATTGGTAATGGTTATAATGTTAGCAGACACCGGCTCGGTGGAGCCGAATATTGCCACAAGTGGTTTAAACTCCATTGGAGAATAGCGCCCCGTTGGATTAGTTGCGTCAGGTATGCCGTTAAAGGCTTCCAGTTCTGCAAGCTTGGTAACACCATAGCTATTGATAACAATGGTATACCACGGATCTTCAAACTGCGCCAGGGCAGCAGCAATATCCGGCGTGCCTGTTCCTGCTGTGTTCGACGTAATAACATAAGTTACACCGGCATTGTTCCCATCTGTATCTGGTATTGCAGTAAGTCCAGCGCCTGATGCTCCGGTCCATTTTGCAGTAAGGGTTAAAACACCGGCTGCGTTTGATGCAATAATGGGCGCACCCAAAACAGCATTGATAGCAGCAACCCATTTACCTGCCTGAACAGTAGGTGTATCACCTGTTACGATGTTTATAGCATAGGTGCTAAAATCCAAAGATGTCCGACCTGCTATTCTTAAGTAATGGGTCTTATTTGCAGTAGCGGTACCTGTTATGGTGATAACAATAACGGTTGCGGTTGAGCTAACTGCTGCGGTCTGGGCCATCGCATATACGGGTACCTGAATACCAGTTCCACTAGCCGGGAATAATATCCTTGCTATAGCGTGCATTGGTGAGCCATATCCATAAGCAGCACCCGCTTGCGCGGCAGAAGTAATTTCCACCGGAGTGTTTACTATCGTGCCCTGGTTTGCTGTATTTGCCTCGGCTAATATCACAACCTTCTGCGGCAGGTACGGCGTGCTGGTGCTGAAATTACCTTTTTTTAGTTGATAACCGGAGGCGCGGCTTACGCTTCCTGCCGGAACTGCTGTTGATATTGCCATTTCTTTATCTTTATAGCTTAGTTATTGAATACGAATATATATCCTTTATTTGTTAATTCCAATTTTACAATGGTATTGTTTATTTGCAGAGGCACGCCGTCCCAAACTCCTGCAACTTCCTGTACCTTAACCATTAATTGTATGCGGGCAAAGCTGGTGTAGTTGCTATCTTCCCGCTTGTGCGGATCCTGAACCTGAAACTTCTTTGTATATACACCACCGATCAATCCCTGGGGCACCGGCAAGCCTAATGTTCTGTAATATGCTGAGTTAAATATGTATAGGCACATGGACATAAACTTGTCCCTGCGCAGTGCGGAGTCAGCGCTTGATTTGCCTGCCGTGTGGATATCAATAAAATATCTATACATGCCGGTTGCCTGGCTCTGTGTATGATCAATAAATTCTCCCTCATCCGGAAGTATGTTGATTGAAATTTCGTTAACCGAGTCGGTTGGTATCATGCTTTCAAGCGTGATCTGTCCGGCAATGGTTTCAGGGAAAAGAGTATTGCCCTGGTTAATTTTTTGCTGAGTAAGTTCAAGTAGGATAATGGCCCCAATGGCATCCCTGCAGATTTGGTATCCTGATGTTGGAATAATGCCGGGTATAACTGCTGCCATTTACTTTCTGCCTAATATGCACACTATTGCACCAAGTGTAGCGTTGGGGTGTTGTTCAATTATTTCAAATGTGCCGGCCATGCCTGCGCCATCCGTAACTGTAATATTGTGTTTTAACAAGTTTGGCCTTCCGTCAAGCAAGTAGGGATAATTTGCTGCTATCAGCGAATCAACCGGAATGTCAAAAGAGTTTGATGTGCTGTTTACCGTTTTACCTGTATTCAAATTTTCAAATGCCATCCATGTACCGGTACCTAAACCAGTAACAGCAAGCGATATCGAGTTATCAGGTGAAGAAAGAACGGCAGTGACCTGAAAGCCGCCTGCCGTTACTATTTTCTTGTAGTCCTGTCTCGCTAAATTTAACAGGGAGCCGATCATTAAATAAGCTTTTTAGGAGCTTCCTGCTTTTTTTTGTCATCATCTACCTTGAAGGAAATAGGCTCTTTTTCCTTTTCTTCTTCTTCGGCTTTATCAGCTTCTTTTTCAGCTATACCGGCTTCCTTGTCGAAATCCGACTTGAATTTGATATAACCTTCGTCATGGCGGGTTTCCGGTTGGTCAATCTGATCCGCACGTACTTCCTCGCCGTATTTTGCCATTCTGCCGTTCTTAAGCAATATGCCTGGAACCGCTACTTTGTACACTTTCTGTGACATAACCTTAATATACTTGATAAGTGAATAATCTGTCAACAGAACGTGGGATAACCAACGGCGCTGACTCTACAATAAACTGCCATGACTTTTTAACCTGGTCAATTACGTCATGTACCAGGTACTCTGCTTCAACAGGCGCAACGTATTGGCCTGAGAACTGATCACCAAATACAAAAGGTATGCCAGCATAAACAGTTACACCGTCAAAATCATCAGGTATCATGATAACCATGTTATCACCAATATATTTTGATTTGGTGCCGTTAGCGTTTTCGTAAACATCATTGTAAGTCCAGATGTTAAACAGGTAGTCAGTGCCACCAATTTGACCTTGGAAGTTCATGCCTGTAGTATTGTTAATACGTGGCATGTCAATGTTTACACGGCGAATCTGGTTAAAGATAGCCGCTACTGACAACACTTTCGCGCTGGTCATAAATTCGCTAAATGCAGTTGAACCCATGATCACATTGATCGTTCCGCCTGCAGAAAGCCCTTCATTACGAAGGAAGTCTGCCCCTGCTGATAAATCAGCAACAGGGTCAGAGGTTGAAGTTTGTGACCAACGTCTGGTGCCTGTTAACACTTCCATTGATTCAGCCTTACGACGATAGTCGATGCTGTCACCGTTGATCATACTAACTGTACCGTATTGCAAAACAGATGCGCGTTGTAAGTTAACAGCACGTTCAATTTTGTATTTCAATTCAGACAGATAACGGTTGGCGCTAGAAATAAGCGTGTCAACATTAACAGCGTTAGGTGCAACACCCATGCCGAAAGTTACATCATAAGCCTGGCAAGCGGTGAAGTCAAAAGACTCACTGAAAAACGGCGGCTCAAATATTTTCTCGGTTGAGTTGCTGAACGTGTTTCTGTTAGGGTCCGTACAGCGTTGTACGTCAACAGCAACAAGTTGCTTGTTTCTCATTACCTCAAACGAAACTTGTTTTGCCCTGGTTGTTACCGATGGGAAAAATGCGGCTAAACCCGGAAGGGGTGCGCGACTGTCGGTAAATCCTTTGATTACCGCCTGGGTTACACCAAAACGGTGCTGATTTAAAGTTATTGCCATGGTCTTAGTTGTCGAATTTAGTGTTTTCTACCGCAGATGTATCGACATGAAGGCCAAGGCTTTCCAATACATCCCTTAATTCTTTTGTACCCACCACCGTTTCAAGTGTTACACCGGAAGGCAAAGTCAGCAAGTTGCCGTCAATAGTTCCTTTGGTGCAGATGTTACAGCTTACGTAGTCGCTGCTGGCTAATCCAACAACACCTTCGATTGCAACAACACCTATTACGTCAGCAAGGTTAGCCGAAGTAACAGGTATAAAACCTGAACCGGTGGTAGCAACACCCTGAGTATAAACCCATGTTGGAGTTGTGCCGGTACCTGTAGCAACCAAATCGGTTTTTGAACCGGTTGTTAATGCGGTGAAAGTTACGGAAGCGCCTGTGGCTGCACCAGTTGAATAGTTGGCTAATGTACCTGAATAGGTACCGGTAGCTGTTCCTGCGCCAGTTGTTGCACCTGGGTCAAGGCTTGCAAATGCTGCAGCCAATTGAGCCGCGGTAGTTGCACCTGTTGAGGTGTAAGTTAAACCGGCAATTATCATTGTCTGACCAGCAGTAAGATCAACGAAAGTGGCAGTTGCTGTTTCGTATGTGCCTGCTGCACGAGCTGCCAAGTAACCTGATTTCAGGTTAATGGTTGT